GCATACGGAGACCCGAACCTCCATATACGGCCGCGTCTATCACCTTGTCCCAAGGTCCTTCTCCCAGACTATTGATCAATTTTGATCTTAAATTAAGAGCCTCTGTCCGATTGACAATTAAATCTGGCCAGTGGATATGAACACCCGACTTGAGTAACCCATCACCCACCGGTCTTACTCGAGCACGAGCTATCAGACACCTACTGGTCGTCCCGAGAGTTCCATGAATTATATTACAAAAATTAAGTAGATCTGAATCCTCCAGTTTCTCAGGGGCCTTGTAATCAAAGTCTATGAAAAATTTGAAACGATCTGTCTTTTGTTCGACCACATACAATTTTGATCCAGAATTGACGAGTGAGATATATCTCTCGTAAAATTGGAGGTTGTCCTCAGTGGGAACCTGGAGGATCCCACCGTCCATGAGGACATGCGTCGCGTGTCCTGTAGGTACACGCCAGTTATCCATTATTCTATACTAGCCCGAGTTCTTAAAGCTAGTCTTCATCTGAATCTTGAGTAAGCCAAGACCAAAATGGTTTTGGCCCGGGTTCCTTTTTTGGAGCGGCCACCGATGGCTCTGGTGCCTTTGCTTCCTCCGATGTTTCTAGGCGCTCTATTTCATAACACAATTTACGAAGAGACATTTCGGCGGCTAGCTTTTCTGGATCCGAGCCATCCTTACGAAGTCCCGCCAAAATCTTGGCAAATTCGATCTTTGACCGCGTCATATACTATTTGACTATAAAGTTTAAGACAACACATTAACGCAAATTAAAAGGTGTCTTGTGTGTACTTTGGAGAGCCTGCTGGAACTCTGGGTTTCCAAGGACATGCTGCCGAATCATGGGCCATAGGTTCGTGTGGGCACCAATCTGATCTATCGTCTCGAAACGACAAAAGTCATTCTCGTCATAGTTTTTACGAAAAGGTATCGACTTGTTCTCCATAAGCTCCTTTTCTTCATTGAACTGTCTGACTATGTGATACTGTTCTATTGCCGTCATTGGAATATCGAAGAGGTACACGTGATAATGGTTAATTACGTCCACACCATCTTCTATATCCCTGGGTTCAGGGGTGTTGGTCAAAAACTTGAAGTAGGTATATGTTCCCTTCTTCAGGTTTATGATGCCTCGTGTTTCTTCTTCGAGCTCTCGAACAGCACACCGTAGTGGGTTGTAGATCTCGCGTCGGCGACACCCGCCTGTGACAAAAGTCCATTCCTTGTAGCGCCTATCATGGACTATAAGGAAGTGTTTTTTATCATTGATCATGCTCACCGGTATCGCTATCGATTTGTGCCTTTCTCGAGCCATTTGACTCTACTGATATTGGATCCGCAAAATATTTCACGACATTTCCCGTACGAGGGTTGTAAGTAATTAGAAACACGAGACCAAGCAACAGAAGCCAGTGCCAAAGCTGCATTTTAAGATTTATGAACCATTTAATTTGCGTAAAGAACCGAGCCCAGACCGTTCTGGATACGGAACACGTTATAGCCCACGGCATACAGGTAAGTTACCGGGTAGTTGATGGCTCCGGCAAGGGCCAGAAGACCGTTGTTACCGATAGATGGGGGTACTACCAGGCGGTAGGTGTCGAGACGAGAGAAGTTGAGAGTGCCCGTGGGCTGGAGCTTAGAAGTATCAAGGCAGTACGAAATGACGGCCACATTTGCGGTCGAGTTGTTATGTCCATAGCCGAATGGTGTATTGTAGTAATGTGGAACATCGATCCAGTGAGTCATGTGACGAGAGTCTCCAACATCTACACCATTCACTTGGGTCTTGAGCTGATAGTTTATAGCAGTTGTGGAACCGGATCCGAGCCCGTAAAGGGTATTGTAATTCACACAGGGGAAGGCAAGGAACTTGACCGGCTGGGCAAGAGCAAGCTCCTGTGTCGGCTGGTTACCCATGATGACACGCTGGACCTGTGTAATCAGTAGGTCATGAGTGCTCTTGGCAAACCAATCGCGCTCACCCTGGTCCAGGTACACAAAGTTGGACCAGGCCTGGTATTGTAGACCAGCGTAGGAAGATGGGTAAGTTGTAGCGGCCGCATTTACATTTGCAACAGCAGAAACAAAAGAAATTGTCGTATTTAGAGGTACAATAGCATTTCCTGTTGGGACTGAGGTCTGCACAACCACATTCGAACCATTGAAAGATGAAACGGTCGCCTGGCCAAAACACGGGAGTCCATAGACAAACATATTAGGTACAATATTGGAACTGGACGTAGGGCTTACTATCTGATCGAGAACCAGGTTAGAAGTTGTGCTGCCATTGAGCAAGTTGGCATTCGGATAAGGACCGACGACCTGAGCAGAGACCGTAGGGGTATAGATAGGGCACACGTTTCCAGAAAGCTGTCCTAGAGAGCTCGAGTTGGATCCGGCAATGACTACATTTGCATACATAGTCTGCCCAATAAGAGAAGGACTAACGTTACTATATGTATATGTCTGAACGACTCCAACATTTGTATACACATTATATAATCCGCTGTTTAGAGGGAAATTGATAAGCATACCTGGGAAAAGTGGCCCCGTAATCTGAGAAACAGTTATATTTGCGAGAAGATTAGAACTTGCGGGTGACCCCAAATCACCCATAACATTGGCCGTTGCCTGAGGAATGGAACCGTTTCCACCCGCATTCACGGATGCAAAAGATGGAGCATACGTATAAGTTGAAGATGCTGGTGCGTTTACGAACAGACCAGCCATGTTCTGGATAGTCTGGGCCAAACTGGTAGACCATGTGATGCGAATCTCCACGTCATGGAACTGAAGAGCAACCAGTGGGAGGCAAACAGACCAGTCCTTGCAGAAAAAGAACTTGAGGGGCAGGAAAGACATGCGCTGATTATTGAATACTGAGCTGACCTGGTTCAGGGGGCGCTGAGAATATGTCTGAGCACCAGTGACTGGCTCGATATCCGTCATATACTCGATATCGTGCGTATCAACAATCTGACCTCCAATATAAAGATCGACCTTATCAATAACTTTGGTCCAGTCAAGCTGGGCAATTGATGTACCGTTGGCATCCTTTGCTGTAAAATATACATAGCTCAAAAGATCACCCTTCTTCTCGAAACGAATAGTAGAAATACCACCAGCAATGGGAACACCCTGAATAACCTGGCGCTCTACCGAGTTGGCATAATGGGTATACCGCTTATAGTTTGAGCGAAAAAATGAAATCTCTGGTTTACCTGTCAGCCACGCGTCCTGAGGTCCGGTTGCAACGAGTTGAACGACACCGCCACTCATGTACAATGTGACGATATTTTTGTAAGAAACGGATACGGCAGGTGGCGCGGCCAAAGAATATGCCAAAGGATTTTTCTCGAGTTGCTGGATAGCGATATCGAGGAATGTAGCCTGGCCACGAGGGTTAGGATTTTCCTTGAATTCGTTGAGAGGATCATCATACTGAGGAGCAACGTATCCTGGGCCTCGGTTGACACCAGTCGGCCCCTGAGGTCCTGGAGGAACTGGACGGGCCTCGATGCGTGTTTGGGTCCATGCACCCACCTGGTTCACTGGGTCGTTGCGAACATTCATCCGCTGTCCATTTCCGGCACGATCAGGCATAGAACGGTATCCACTGAGACGAGTCAGACTCTTATCCGTATATGATTCTTTGGCGCCAGCGTAAGGTTGAGCAATCTTGTACTGGGGAGGTCCATCCGCCAGAGTGTCCGTTCGTAGACCCGTCTCTTGGCGTTTGGTCGTGCGAGCCGTCTTCTGAAAGTCTGGGCGACCCTCGAACCCAATGAGCCTGCCGCCCTGGCCTTCTCCGTTATATTTCCCTGGCTGACGATAGGCCGTCTTAGAAGCCTTGGCATCCTTGGAAATGGCACCAATAAGTGGAATACCGCTCTTAACAACCGGATTGGGAGGTCCGTCACGCCCCTCAAGACCCGTCAATTTCTCCTCATTAATATTTACTGGAAGAGCCCGGAAGTAATCGTGGAAACCTCCTCCGGCTGGCTGGTCATAACTAAGACCAAGACCTGGGCCGACCGTCTTGGGATGCTCCAAAGGTGAAAGGTTATTCTGCTTGTTTGTTACATACTGGCGGTTAGTCAAGTCATATACGGGCTGACTGTAAGGAAAACGGCTGTTTGTCCGAGTTATGTCCTGGAGATTCGCAACAGCCTCTTTTGGGCGAATGCGCCAGTCTCCAATGCGACGACCGAGGTCTGGGGTCATCACGGCGAGATCATAAGCATCCGCACGGTGATCGTGTGAGTTTGCCATCAAATCAACATCTCTACGAGTAAGGGGTCTAGTGGTTGGCGCTGATAGCGTCGCCTTTTCAGCTGAATTCGCATTCTCGCTGAGGCGCTTACCGGCAAACACAAGACCGACCACGGCCGCAATGGCGAGTGGATCCATTTATATTACTAGCGATTAAAAGTTTTAGTATCAGAATAGTAACGCTGAACGAAACGAGTATTCTGGTTATCAGAAAAGGTACTTCCTGGATTCCATTCCATTACACGAAGTGGAATATTTACATAGGTATTTGGAAAGTCATATGTCTGCTCGGACCATCCCTTTTTCCAAGAAGTCGTTGGCTCCTCACGAAGAGCGCTCTCTACCATAGTTTTGTCCTCAAGAACAACTTGAGCCGGGCCGATCCATACACCCGGCTGAAGAATGTTCTTACTATTGTCTAAACGAGGCATTATTAATATACTCT